CTGTCAAAGTGGCAGCGTTACATTAAGGTAAAGAAAAATCAAATCAAATTCAAAAATGGAAAATTAGACCTCAAAAAGATGGGTCGAGCATACAGGAAGGCGAACAAATAATGCCAGTAACTCAAATCAGAGAAACCATTAGCGGACAAGTCGATACCGATGACCAAGGGTTTGGCTACTTTACTAAAAGAATCAATGTTCCAGACGGTATGCGAAACCAAATTCTAAGCATCGATGTCTACAATGATAATGTGTCGCCCTGGATTAACGAAAAGGACATGAAGGGAGTTCAAGTCTATTTGTCTCCATTCCCAATTCAAAGGACTAATGAATCAATTGATGCTGGAGTTTTTGCTCTTCCATTTGCTGGCCCTAAGGCTGGAGATGATACGGTACTTTACAAAGAAACTTCAATCTATACTTTAGATGATTTTAACGAACAACCCCAAAATAAAATCTGGAATTCTAGGTTTCCAAATGAAGCTATAGGTTCAACACCTACAACTATGTTTTATTCACCTCATCTTTACCTAACAGTTTTGATTTGGAATAAGGAACAAACTGAAATTAATATCTCATATTCACTCTATGCTAAAGTAAAGCAAACTAAATGTTCCGGTGTTGAATCTACTATGGGCAAATATGGCGAATTTTTAGATGCACAATGCAGATTACTAACTCAAACTGCAATAATGATACCCTTTGGCTTGGTGTCTGGTAATACATTCCCTACTTGGAAATTTGGTGGCATTAGACCAGAATTGATGATTAGTGGCACTACTGCATTGAGATATTACAATCGCGTTGCTGCAAATGCAAATCAAGACATGACGACCAGGGCAGCACTACAAACAGCGTTTGAAGGCTCCACTAAAATGGTTGAATTCGATGCTGCATTCGGTGATGCTGCCGCTAATTTGCCAGAATGGATTAGTTTGTTGGACGTGGCAGGCATTACTTCTGGTTCAATCAGACCGTATGCGCCACCACTGAAGTTTGCAGACAATGGAAACACATTGATGTTTTAGAATTCCAGAATTGATTTCTGATTTTCGATTGCATTTTTTAATGCCAAACTGATTGAATAATCCACCTTTGCTTTGTAATTTGAACGAAGCGGATTTGAAGAATGAACATCTTTAGAATTCTTAGATTCCAGGTCTGTTTTTTTCACATCAAGAAGAGGAAAATTACCCCACAACACATAGGGGCCGATGATTTGTCTTGGTTCGCCCAAGACTTCTCTAAAATATCGAATAGACCCCACTACATTCTCAATGACCCAAAACTTTGGCTTAGCAATCTCTATGATTTCCAGAGCAGCCGCTAATAGACTCATATCCGGTTTGTAAGATTCTAAACCGTGCTCTCTACCGTGTATCGATTTAGGAGATGAATAACCATTTGAAAATTCCCTGCAGGGCGGAGATGCCCAAATCAAATCAATCTTTTTCATTGGGTCTCGATGAGCAATCAATTGATGCTTGATTGTTTTGATATCTTGAATTATCATGCGAGGTACATTTGAGAGTAGTGGATTGTTATCAAATCTTAACAATTCCCAATGCCCCAACATAGCTTCAGATGCACCCCCAAATCCAGCGAATAAATCAACCATATGTTTAGTTGGCATTTTTTGTATTTTTACACTCATTGAGAACCCTCTATTCGAATGATTAAATCTTCTAGCATTATTTTTTCCATCTTTGTCAATTCTGTAAATCGAGAATTTCGAAGATGCGAAGCGAGTTTTATGGTTGTAATATCGTGCAATGAGAATTCTAATTGACCGTCAAGTTTTTCCTTTATCGCCTTCTCTACAAACTGTGAACGATACCCTCTTCTCACCTCTGAATTCAGAATTTCAATCAAATTTGTCGGCAGATTGTAGGTTTTGATGGCCCGCATAATAACCCCGACTCGGTCTTAGTTAATTAATGAACTCTAAAGAGACATTTGGAGAGGCTAGATTCGTGTGGCTGCGCCCCAAAATCACGCCCAGGTCGGCTTAGATGTTCAAGATAAGGGTTAGAATTAGTTTATAGTCTTCAGTGTGGGACATCCCATCTATGGCAAAGAATAGCGGAGACCTAATCTTAAGAGATAGAATGCAATTTGAATTTGATGGACTTGGAGACAGAACCACGTTGTACGGAAGAATAGATACTTCGGCATATGTGGACACAATTTCCCGCCAAGGTCTGGCTGTAAAAGAAATTTATTTCCAACTTCGACAATCTCCATCATCAAAGTACCCAAACACTGGTCTTTTTGAGCCTGTAGCAATTGCAGGCGGGCCAGATGTATCGGGTTCATTTGCTAAAGCAGGTTTGAAGCTATATGCAACAAGCCGCGCATACGAGAACGCAAGCGAAGTTGGCATTGCTTCTCCAGATGTTTTATGCGTTAAAACTTACAATTCTCACACTGCGTTCAATTCAGACGGGACCGGGACAAATGTATATCTAAATCAGTGGGAATGGTACGGCCCTCGCGACCTACATCCAGAAGGTTATACTCTAGTTTCTGATTTACTCATTGGTGTTGCTGCGGATAATTGGCAGTCCCTTGGTACAGGTACTCTTGAAATCGACATTCTAATGATTGCAGAGCCTATCAAAGTTACAACAGAGCGCATGAATGAAATCCTTAGCCAAGCACAGGATTTGTGATTCCAGTGTCTAAAGGCAAGATAGCCAAAGAAGGGCTAAAGGCATTTAGCAAGACAAGATTCGCTAAAGGAGCAGGGATAGCAGGTGGAGCAAGAGTCGCAGAAGAAGCAGTTTCTAATCCATACGCTCAAGCGGCTTTGGGGGCGGTCGAAGGTGCGGCACTTGGTTCGGCTCTTGGCCCTCTTGGTGCTGCTGGAGGTGCTGTCGCAGGCGGGCTTCTCGGATTCGTGCTTGCAGATGGTGAGAGAATTGTCCCTTGTGATATGATAGCAATTCCAGCCTACCAATATGCTAGCGTACTCCAGGGCAGAGAGCCCACTTTCCAAGTATTCATCAAAGAAGGTGAAGTAATCCAACCAATTATTCCAACCGATTTCCAGTTAGCGGGAGAACGTGTATTGGCTGAAGAAATGATCGTGGCTAAGCCTAAGCGAAAACTGTCAAAGTGGCAGCGTTACATTAAGGTAAAGAAAAATCAAATCAAATTCAAAAATGGAAAATTAGACCTCAAAAAGATGGGTCGAGCATACAGGAAGGCGAACAAATAATGCCAGTAACTC